CTACCGGGCGTTTGGTAGCGGTCTTTTTTTATTTCATTTAGCCTCGGGGAAAGATAAGATCCTTATAGAATTATCTTGTCCGTCCCCTTTCTTCGGGGACACTGGGTAATAATGTGATGCTCCTTGATTCCTAAAACATAACCAATCACTTGATTTAGCTCACCAGGCGAAAAATCTTTCATGTTGCATTCGATAAGCTTGATTGTTCTGGATAACAAAGTATCACGCTCCTAAACTGCATTTTTATTTTTTGATGTTTCTGCAGTTAGCAGTCCATCAATAAAGCCAATAACAATATATCTATCATTATCTTCAATTTTGCGGAACTTATCTATAAGAACTTTTTCCTGATCAGATAATGCATAGTTATCTTCCTGATCGATATAAATAGTACTACAACGTTCCTTATCTACATCGAACCCCATGAGCCATGCTTCGTTGACATCTAATATTTTGGCTAATCGATAAGTATTATCTTGCTTGGGTTTGTACTTTCCGCTTAAGTAACTGCTTAAAGATCCTTTATTAATTCCTGTACGTTCTACTATATCAGCTTGTTTAAGATTAGAACTTTTTATTGCTTCTAACAATCTATCTTTAAACTCTGCCATATCTTCAACTCCTTCCCCAAGTACAATAATAACATTTGAGTTAAGAAAATGCAACAAATTTTGTTTGGAAAACTATTGACAAGCTTTTAGGAGTTCGTTATAATGAGTTTAGAAACCTAAACGAAAGGCGGTGATAAAATGGTTTATGATTATTCGCTTTTGGAAGAAAAAATAAAAAAAAATTTTTATTCAAAAGAGAGATTTGCTGAGAAGCTAGGCATGTCGAGGACTTCGCTATACAGTAAGCTTACTGGTAGAACACAGTTTAAACATACAGAAATAACAAAAGCAATGAAACTTTTGAGACTAAGCGAATCGCAAATATCTCGCTATTTTTTTACCATAAAAGTTTAGAAAAGTAAATAAAAAGGAGCGCTGTTAAATGATTGTAGAATGTCCACACGTTGGAATAAGAGAGCTGTCTGAAGCGTGGGGTGTTAGTGCTAGGACAGCAAAAGAATGGCTTGCTAGTGCAGGTATTAAAACAGTAGTACGTGGTCGGTATCGTATATCAGATGTTACGAGATATGCCGATCAGTACGGTAAGCCGAAACTTTCTAATCGAGAGCGATTAGAGGTAATGCAGCTACAAAAAGCTTTAGATAACGCTAACGCTGAAATAGCAGAACTGCAAGAATGTCTGTTGAAAGTGTCCGGAGTAACAGCTGACGCTGTTCAAAAGATAGTTAGGCAGATGAAAAAAGAAACTGAAATAGTAGAAATGAGGCAGAGCAGATGAAAGCATTAATAAAAGTAGCAGGAACAGCAGTAGTGATGAAAGAGAGTATTAAGGAGCAACCTTGTGTATGGTCTTTAACTGCTTTGGCTATAGCAACAGTAGTTAAGCTGATATATGACATAGGCTACGCTATGGGGCAGGTGGCAGGCTTATGATTAGAGATTTTACCGTAGCAACTACTGCAATATTTGTCGGAACATACGTAGCTATTATGGCTGCTGTAGTGACAGTAGGGGTGTTGAGATGATAGGCAAAAGAAAAAGAGCTACCGAAGTTGCAGCTTCGATAGCTCAGGTGGACTGTAAATTTTACGAAGTTTAGCGTCCACCTTCATTTTAGCATAGCGAAGGTGACTTGTAAATGGATAATTTATTGCAGGAAAAGATTGAACGCCTAAACAGGGCAGTAGCAATCGTTGACAAGATGAAATTAAAGGTGCCGGTGAGACTATCGCCAGTACCGGTCGTTGTATGTGTACATTGTGGATGTAGAGTGCCAATAGAGGATACACGCTGTAGATGCGGCGGTCAAACTTTTAGAGAGTTTTAGGAGGACATAGAAATGAATGAGAAAGAAAAGTTAGCGGCCTTTCGTGCACTTCAGCAGGCATACGGTGAGCCTAAAGTAACCGCAAAGCAGGCTGTTAAATTGCTTAGACGTGCAGAACGGTGCAAAGGGGGTATAGGCAATGAAAGAAATAAGACTTCTTGTTGCAGATGAAGTTGAATGTCGGGTCGCCACGGTAAAAAAAGATAACAGCGGGTGTTCGTTGTTGTTGTATAAGGACGCTAGGGTCGATATGCGCATTCTTGACGAGACGTTCGGACCGATGAATTGGCAGCGGCATCACGGACGGGATAACGCAAATTGTATCATCTCGGTGTGGGATGATGATAAAAAGCAGTGGATCGAAAAAGAGGATACTGGCACGGAGAGCAACACAGAAGCCGCCAAGGGACTGGCGAGTGATAGTTTTAAACGTGCCGGGTTTAACTGGGGCATTGGACGTGAGCTATACGATGCTCCGTTTATATGGGTGAATCTATCGGAGCAGGATTTATCTACCAATGGGAAAATCACTGCAAAGTTTTTTGTGAAAGACATAGAGTACGATCGGACTAAAAGTGAGTTTGTGAAGCTAAAAATCGTGGACAGTAAGGGTGTTGTACGGTTTGAGCTGGGTAAAAAAGTTGATGCGCCTGTAGCGGAACATAAAGCAACATCACCTACGCCAATAGAACAAACACAGCCTGCGTTTCCTGACGAAAATACTGGACCACAATTTTTGATGTGTCAAGAATGTACAGTTGAAATCAGTCAAAGAGTTCACGATTACAGCGTGCAGAAATTTGGCAGGCCTCTTTGTATGAACTGTCAAAAGGCAGTAGCAAAATGAAGTTGGAAGGTTTAGGGATTCATCAGTTAAATAAATTTTGAAAAGAGGAATTAAAAATGGAACAAGTATATGGGAAAAAAGTTGAAAGTTATCATGACAGTACTGATAATTATATCGCTGAAAATGAAGTCACTGTAACAATTACATTAAGCGAATATCGAAAATTGGTGCAGGAAGTGGCTACAAAAAAACATGATATCGACAGGGCGAACTCGGAAACGTACGAGGCAAAGCGCCAGCTGGAAAAATTTAAAAATCAATATTTCGAGGAATTAAAAAAAGAATATGGCGAAAATGCCGAAGATGAAGATTAACGCAAAGTAAGTGGGCGCAAAATGAAGCTAACAGTTAAAGGTTTACAGCCGTTAAAAGGGATGGGATACATAAATTTAGTAGTACCTGTCCCTTTATCAGAGGAAGAAGAAATCAATAAAATCGATCCTGAAAAGCAGTATGTTGTAGAGGTCAAGCAATGGCGAAAAGGGCGTTCTAACGACGCTAATAAATACGCTTGGGTATTATGTCAAAAGATAGCAGAAAAGCTGTCAGAAGAGAGCTTTCACAGCAAGGAAGATGTTTACAGGAAAGCGATCAGGGAATGTGGTTACGGCAGAATATGGCCAGTGCCAACTGACGCTGTAAACAGAACTATTGAAATTTGGCAAAGTAATGGTGTTGGATGGATAGCTGAATTAGTTAGTGAATGTCAGAACATTAAAGGCTATAGCAATGTAAGGGTATATTACGGTAGCAGTGCTTATGACACGAAAGAGATGAGCCGTTTTATAGATTGTTTGGTATCGACGGCAAAAGAGATTGGCGTAGAAACTAGGCCGCAGGAAGAATTAGATGAGCTGATCAAGGAGTGGAGCGTTAAAGATGATTCCAAAAATAAAGAGGATAAGACTTAAAGGTAAAGCGCTTAAAAAACTCTGCGAGGAAGTATATCGGCGTGATGATTGTTTGTGTATAAACTGCAATAGCTTTGTTGAGCCTGGAGTTAAGCCACACCATGAGCCGCTAAAGTCACAAGGCGGACAGGATAGATTGGAAGATATGGCAATGCTTTGTAATAAATGCCATTACCTGCGCCACAATGCCGCCGAGGGCGTTGTAATTGGGCAAAAGGTAAAAGCGTATTTATCTACAAAATATGACCATCAGGAGTAAAGTGCTATGAATACTGGGTTTATTGCTTTACATCGAAAATTGTTAGATAGTCCGATTTGGCAGGTTACGACAGTTGAGCAAAAGGTAATTTTAATCACTCTGCTTTTAATGGCAAATCACAGTGAAAAAAAGTGGTATTGGCAGGGAGAAGAATTTATTTGCCAACCGGGACAATTTATAACAAGCTTGCCTAATATCGTAAAAGCTTGCGGAAATGGACTAACAGTCCAAAATGTAAGGACTGCGTTAAAAAAGTTTGAAAATATGAATTTTTTAACAGACCAATCAACAAAGACTGGAAGGCTGATAACTATAGTAAACTGGCAGGTTTATCAAGGAAAAAGGGAAGTCGATAACAGACAACCTAACAGTCAGCTAACAGACGGTCAACAGACACCTAACAGACAACCTAACAGTCAGCTAACATCTAACAATAATGATAATAATATAACAATGATAAACAATGATAATAATAATAACGCGCGCGCACGCGAGCAAACCAAAAATAGATTAGAGGTTAACGAAAAAGAAAAAGGTTTTGAATTATTTTGGGAATTATATCCGTCGAAAAGGAAAAAGCCTGTTGCAAGAATAGCATGGATGAATATGCGTGTACACTCTGAAGAACAGTATGCATTGATTAATGCTGCTGTTGAGCGATATAAAAAAACTGACCAGTGGCAGGAAAATAACGGTCGTTACATACCTGATCCTGATACTTTTTTGCAGGATGAACGTTGGACGGATGAAATCAAATTGTCTGAAGCAGTGCAAGCTGCTGACAGGGAAGCACAAGAGAAAGACGAATGGATTGCAAAAAATAAGGAGCGCTGGGCAGCGATACCTCCAGAGAAAAGAAAATACAGACTGGCTTGTTTTATGGGGCTGGACTGGGAGGAAGTGAGGGATATGCCGTATGTTGGAACTTAGAGAGATAACGGCAGCTTATGAAGTGTGGCAGGCGGCGGGATTAAATCCAAACTGGGGAAGCGAAGATGCAAAAAAAACTATCGAAAGGCAAACCCTGGAGCGTTATAAATACACAGACATTGAGATGTGGGGCGATACTGTTGATTATATCGCTGATAATAATAAATATTGGCCGACATGGGCAGACATTAATAACACGTTATCAATCCTACGGCAGAATAAAATCGGCGCAGAGAAGAAAGCTATTGAGCGTAATTCTATGGCGGCAAATGAGTTTGTGAAGAAGCTATTTGCTGATCTTGCTTCCGGTAAAACATTTGGCGAACTACGGCAGCCAGTGAGCGATAAAGTTAGAGCTGCAGCAAAGAGGATTTTTCCTGATGCCGATGATAGCTTTATAAAGCGTAATTACAACGATATCAGCTTTATCGCCGACGTCGAACGAAAATGTGCTGAATGTATTAACACTGTTGATTGCCCATACAGCGGACATCAACCGTTTTTGAGAGTAGACAAAGAAAGCGGATTTACTTATGTGGTTGCTGATCGTGAGCGGTGTTATAAATATCATCCGTTAGTGCCTGATGTAGTACCAAAACGGTCAACCCGTCGTCAAGGTGAATTAGCTAAAGTTTAAAGGAGCGGTAACTATGAAAATAAGTGCAAAAAAATTACAGGAGATTATAAAAAGTCACGGTAGATGGTTGCGAAACGAAGAAGGAGGGGAACGTGCAAACCTCAGCGGTGCAGACCTCAGCAGTGCAGACCTCAGCAGTGCAGACCTCAGCGGTGCATACCTCAGCGGTGCAGACCTCAGCAGTGCAAACCTCCGCGGTGCATACCTCAGCAGTGCAGACCTCAGCGGTGCAGACCTCAGCAGTGCAAACCTCAGCGGTGCAGACCTAGACAAAACATATTATCAAGTTGTTAGAATTGGCAGTCGCCGAGGAACAACTACTTATTGCGTAGATGACGACAATGTCCTGTGCGGATGCTGGAATAACTACAAAGGTGGTACGCTAGAAGAATTTAAAACTCTTGTAGAGAGTGTATACGGACGTGAAGGTAATAATCCTAACGAGCAATATTACGATGAGTATATGGCGGCAATCACATTCTTTGCGGCAATGAAGGAGATGAAATAATGAAAATTAAAGCAACAACACCATGTTATAAATTCAGGGACGCAACACCGGAAGAGCAGATTGCAAAAATCAAAGAAGAACTGGCTGAGGTAGAAGCTGCTTACACAGAGTTTAAAAAAGTGTTGGCAGAAGATAAGCTGCTGGCGTTGATGATGGAGATTATCGACGTTAAGGCTTGCTGTAACACGTTTGTTTACCAGCTGCGGAAGAATCATGCTTTGGCTTTTTTGGCTTATGCCAAAGCTAAGCGAGAAGTCATAAATAAAAATCTTGCAAGAGGGTACTACTTTACACCAGAAGATATTGACAATCTGAACACTAATAAGTCAGAACCGTTTTGAGGTGAGATTATGAATTGCGATATATGCCATAAGGATACAACAGCGGGTAGTCATGTAACCAGAGGCCGATATTTTGAGGTGCATATTTGCCCGAGCTGCTTGATGTGGTCCGATGATACACGGGCCGTGAAGGCACGGGAGACAATTCAAAACTTCAAGAATTTGAGATTTTTGGAAGATATTAGTATAAGTCATGAAGGGACTGAAGCACAATGACTAAGCGTGAAACAGTATACACATTATTATTTATCTTTGCTGCAGGTTTCCTATGGCAGCTCGGTTGTGCTTTAGCTGAGGTTTTTGTAGAGTGGCAGATCTGGCGATAAGTTAAAACGGCCGCGCATACTAACTATATACAAGCATAAAGGGAAGTATACCCCTGCGGAGGTGATTAGCCCGTAGGGGGCGGCCTTTTAAATATAAGGAGTTGGAAATATGACGAGAACAAGAATACTTGACGCTTGTTGTGGCAGTAGAATGTTTTGGTATGATCGAGATAATAAATACACAGTTTATCAGGATAACAGAGAATTGGATACGACGCTATGTGATGGGCGGAAACTGGAAATTACTCCTGGACTTTTTGGCGATTTTAGAAAAATGATATATGCAGACAATTACTTTGATTTAGTGGTTTTTGATCCGCCCCACTTGGTTAGAGCTGGTAAAACGTCGTGGCTGGCGCAGAAATATGGGGTGTTGGATGGAAACTGGAAAGCTGATATTAAAGCAGGATTTGCAGAGTGTTTTAGAGTGCTGCGGCCATTTGGAACGTTGGTTTTTAAGTGGAATACAGAGCAGATACCATTTAGCGAGGTTATAAAACTTGCACCGGAACAGCCGCTATTTGGGGATAAAAGAGTTAATACTCGTTGGGTTGTGTTTTGCAAAGGTGCTAGAGCCAGTGACAGAGTTACTGATTAATATAAGTTTGGAGTGGTAAACTATGAAACCAATAAATATAAAAAATATGATGGCGTTAATCGAAAAAGAACCGGATGATCAATATATACCGGTATTAAAGCCAGTACTTATGCAGGCTTTAACGGAAATCAAACAACTGCGCCGAAAAAACAGCCAGCTCGGCGGGAAAGTGGCTCGGTATCGGAGAGAAAAGGAAGAACTTGAAGATGCCTTGGCGATGTACCAATGACGACGTGGAATGAACTGCCGGCACACCTTGTAAGTAAAATACGTTCGGACAGCGTAACGGCGCCGGCGAATTTACCCGGGGCTGTACCTGTGCTGAAATATGGTAATGCAATAACTGAGGTTGACGGGATTCGCTTTGATAGCAGGAAAGAAGCAAAATATTATGAGGACCTACTTTGGCAGCAGCGTACCGGTGCAGTAAAAAGCATTGAATTACAGCCTGAATTCGTTTTACAGCCCGGCTACGAGGTCGCAGGCAAAAAGATAAGGCCGATTATTTACAAGGCTGATTTCAAAGTTACGGAAGCCAGCGGCCACGTTTATTATGTTGACACCAAGGGCATGAGGACACAGGTGTATATGATCAAAAAGAAAATGCTGCTTTATAAGTACCCAGACATTGATTTCAGGGAAGAATAGGAGATGATACTGATTGACTGAAGCTGAACTGCAAAAGCGTATTGCCTATCAATTTGGTTTGATCAATGGCAACATAGTCTTGCCTAATATACTGTTGACCGTTGGTAGGGTTGGTCACTATGAAGCAGATTTGCTTTATATAACGCCTAAAAGATATTGCACAGAAGTAGAAATTAAAATCAGTATGGCCGATTTTAAGGCCGATTTTAAAAAGAAAATCTACCACAATAGCGACATAGTAAGAAATTTTTACTACGCTTTCCCGCATGAGCTGTACCAAGAAAACAGCACAGAGATTAACCAAATATTATTGGATTCTGATGCTGGAATAATGGCTGTCAGGGATTTTCAAGGGAGATGTGCAAGAATACTGCGCGACCCAAAAACCAGGCAGAATATAAAGCCGATAACAGAACAAAAACTATACGAACTGCTGCGGATAGGATGTATGAAGTGGTATACGGCAAATAGAATGTAAAGGCGGTGGAGTAGATGAAAGAATACAAAGCTCGTCAAATCAAAAGGGCGTTCAAAATTTATAAAAAACATGGTTATGATTATGCTTATCGATGGAATGTATATTGCCGAACGGAAGAATACAGATCAAAACGTGGAGCGAAAGTGAAGTGGCTGTCTCAACTAATGGAGCAACTTTAACGTCAACAAGGGAGAAATAAATTATGAAAAAGGCTGAAATCAAGTACGTAGGCTGGTGCCATGAGTGCAAATGCATGGGAAGTTTTATTTGTGGTAACTGTAAGCCTAATGAGAAATACAGTTTTGCTAGACCTTCTGAATTTATGCCTAAGGACAAAAAACGTTGGGTAAGAATGGAGGAATAAAAAATGAAATACTTAGACTATTGTTATTTATGCATTAATAACAGAAAGGACAGTGAGTTGAGCGAAAACCCAGAATGTAGTAACTGTATTCAGCTTACTGTTATGTCTATGCCAACTAAGTTTAAATCGCGTAGGATTACTTGGTCTGACAGAACGGAGCTAGAAAAATATGATAGCAATTAAAGAAATGGATATGCCTGAGAATTGCTTAAAGTGTCCTTTTATAGATGAAAGTGGGCAGTATTGTCAAGTTGATGGCAAAGCATTAGTGCCTAATATTCTTTGTATAGATATCGAGGGCGTACGAGAGAATTTTAAGGTTTTAGAAAGCTGTAGGCATACAGATTGCCCATTAATTGAGATAAAGGAGTGTAAAGAACAATGAAAAAACATGAACTTTGCGGCATTTATTTCAGAGTAGAGAGGGATTATAGGCATGAAGATATCTGCTTTACCGACATGACGGAAGAAGAACAGAAAGAAATACTTGATATTTTATCGTTTGAAGCTACTCAAAAACTGTGCCTGCGGTTAGCGCAAGTTGTCAGAAATTTAGGCGATATGTTTGATATTAGTGCTGAGAAAGGTGAAGAAAAATGACTAAATTAAAACCTTGTCCGTTCTGCGGTAGCAAAGCTAAGATGGAAAGAACGCCAATTAATCCTTATTATTATGTGATCTGTACAAATCTAGAATGTGACGCAACTGTTGGGAGATTTCAGCCAACAGAAGAAGAAGCTGCAGCAGCATGGAACAGACGGGACGGTGAATAAAAATGGAAGAAGAACAATGCCCTTGTGATGATTGTGACGCTACCTGTGATTGCTGGGACAGTGAATACTGCTGTACATATTGTCGTTGGCAGTATGGAGACATTGAACCTGACTGTGAGAATTGTGACCCGATGGATATTTGAGAGGACGGTGAATAGATTATGCGATTAATAAATAAGGACGCTTTAAGCATGGAACTAGCGAATGAAGTGTTAGACGCTTATGCAAAGGCTGATTTTCGTTTTGCTCATGCGTTAAACGTTTTTCAAGGTTTAATAAACAAAGCCCCTACAGTAGAAGAACGAAAGCATGGGCATTGGATTAATCCAAAAGCATGGCATGTGGAGTGTTCCGAATGTCATCATGTTTTAGAATCTATTTGTGAGGTAAAAAATTACTGCCCTAATTGCGGGGCTATTATGGACGGTGAAACCGAATGAACATACTAAAGTTAGGATGATTAAGGAGTAAAGACATGAATTATCCTGATCTAATTAGGCGATGGAAGAGTTATTTTAGAAAGAAGAGCTAGAAGGAGACTGATATGCTAATAGAACTGTTACGAAAGCATACAGAGTGGTATTTTTTGAATAGGAAATATATTCAGAAAGCTGTTGATGATGAAAGAGAGCAGCGTACTGCAAAGAAAGGGCATACTGGGGGTGGAGGTCATGCTTTTATCAGTAATCCAACAGAAACATCTGCACTAAAGAATATTGAACCAATCAAGATGATTTCGTGGGGACAAGGTCCTTATCAAACTATAGTAATAAATCCTGAAGCATGGCTTGAAGTAATAGCTGAGACGTATAAGGTTCATGAGAAACAAGCAGCAGGAGATGCTATGTTCCAGCGTTATGAATATAATAAGTCGCCAGGAGTAATTGCTGGACTAAAAGGTATGAATAGAGATACTTACTACGAGCTTCGCGAAGAGTTTTTAAACGATGCTGTCGTTTTAGCACTCGAAAAAAAATTATTGAGAATTAAAAATGTATCCGACAAATTACCTGTTCTGATGAGTTAAAATAGTATTATAAGTAAGTAGGCTTACAACAAGCTTGGTGAAACGTTCAAGCTTAGCGCTTGGACATTACCCGTGTAGCTCAGATGGCAAGAGCGATTGACTTTTAATCATTTGTCGCAGGTTCGAGTCCTGCCACGGGTAGTTTGGCATAGATGGGGAACACCTATCCACGCTTAAAGGTGCGTGTGTTGGACAGGTAATCTTCCAACTGTCGCCCTGTTGTTGTAGTCAGACAGCAGGGCTTTATTTAATAATTGATTAATCTACATATAGCGGTAGAGAGGGGATAAACAGAGATGAAATACAAAAAGAAACCAGTTGTGATAGAAGCGTTTCAGTTTGATGGCGATTTGAAAGGGAGCGACGGTAAATATTATGTACCGGAGTGGGCGGTAAAAGCATTTAAAAATGGGAAACTGTACTTTGGGCCCTTAACTCTAGACGGAGCGCCGATTGAATTGTTTGTCAAAACCCTTGAAGGCATAATGCACGTCCCTGTTGGAAACTATGTTATACAAGGTTTACGCGGGGAGCTTTACTCTTGCCGCGAAGATATTTTTACAGAAACCTACGAAAAAGCATAAAGTGTATAAATAAAAGTCAGGGTAAAATGCGATAAAACACGCTAAAGTATATCATAAATTAGCATACAGGCTAAAATAATGGCGAAATTAAAGCCAGAAACATAAAACAATCAAGCACTTACTAACGTAGGTGCTTTTTATTTGCAAGGGTGGTGAGGAGATGACAAAAGAAAGAACATTAACAGAGAAAGAAGAAAGATTTTGTCTTTCTTTTGCCAAAACAGCGAATGCAACTGCAGCAGCTATAGAAGCTGGATATAGCAAGAATTCTGCAGGAGTAACAGCGTCAAGAAAGCTAAGAAAGGCTAATATTAAAGCTCGACTGAAAGAACTTGCCGCAAGGAAAGACAAGAAAAACATAATGGATATAAATCAGCGACAGGAATTACTAACAAAGATCGCCACAGAAGAACCTGATCCAAATGCAAGGATAAGGGCAATAGATACTTTAAATAAAATGGATGGTCTATACATCCAAAAGCATGAGGTAGAAATAAAGAAAAGCCTTGCGGCAATTATTGAGGAAATAGATGATGCTTAGTCAACAAGACGCCGAATTTTTGAAAAAGAAAATCCCACAATGGCGAAAAGATCCTGCTCGTTTTGTAAAAGAAGTATGGAGAGTTGAGCCAACAGATCAACAAAAGGAATTTCTGCAGGCAATAGCTAAGCCGGGAGCGAAGGTTAGTGTTAAGTCTGGACATGGTACAGGAAAGACTACTTGTTTTGCTTGGATTATTCCTTGGTTTTTAACGTGCTTCGCAAAAGCTAAGATTCCTGTTACAGCTCCCACAAGTGCACAACTTAAAGATGCTTTATGGGCAGAGCTAAAAATGTGGTGGAATGCTATGCCAGTGCAACTGCATGATTTATTTGAATGGACTAATGACCATTTTACTTGTGAGACCGGGAGCTTTGCTATGGCAAGAACAGCAAGCAAGGATAGACCAGAGGCATTGCAAGGTATACACGCTGATAATATTTTGTTTTTGGTAGACGAGGCGTCGGGCGTGTTTGAAGAGGTCTTTGTAACAGCAGGAAGTGCTTTGTCGGCAGAAAATGCAAGAGTAGCAATGGCGAGTAATCCTACAAGAGTAACTGGTTATTTTTACAATAGCCACAATATAAACCGCCACTTTTGGGAAAAACTTACATTTAATGGCGAAGAAAGTCCAAGAGTTTCAAAACAGTATATAGAAAGTATTGCAAATGAATATGGACGAGACAGTGATGTTTACCGAGTTCGTGTTCTTGGTGAATTTCCTAATGCAAGTGATTTACAATTTATTAGCTTAAAAATTGTTGAAGAAGCTAAGAACAGAAATATTAGGAAAGAACAGTTTAACTTTGCGCCTACTATTATTGGGTGCGATCCAGCATGGACTGGACCTGATGAGTTGGTAGTTTACTTGAGGCAAGGCCTCTATAGTAAACGATTATATACTTGTTTAAAGAATGATAACGATATTGTTACAGCAGGTATTATTGCTAGATTTGAGGACGAATATAATGCTGATGCTGTATTCATAGACCAAGGATATGGAACAGGTATATGGAGTGCGGGCGAAACAATGGGCAGATCTTGGAATCTTATTGCATTTGGTGGAAAATCTTCTGATTTGGGTTATGCTAATAAACGGGCTGAGATGTGGGGAAATATGAAAGAGTGGTTAATTAATGGTGGTGTAATTGAAGATGATGAAATTTTAACTAATGATTTGATAGGCCCTGAAGCTGGTGTTAATTTAAAAGGACAAATACAGCTTGAATCTAAGGATGATATGAAGAAAAGAGGTCAACCATCTCCTAATAGAGCGGATGCATTGGCCTTAACTTTTGCCTACCCTGTAATTAAAAAAGAATGTTATTTGGGTAATAATAGGCAGCAGTCGTATGATCCGTTTGCCGGTATGTGAAGGGAGGTGAGACTATGCATAAGATTATGATGCAGTTACACGGTGGTGGCGGTGGAGGTGGCAGTGTTGAGCCTATAAAACAAAGCGCACCTGGCAGTACAGCAGCGGCCACTATTGATAGTGCGACAGAGGGAGAGAGACAAAGCCTGCTTCAAAAACTCTCTAAAGCTCGTGGCAGAAGCTATACCAATAAGACTGGTGGGCAACTTACTTCTGATAGTGTCAAGAAAATGTTGTTGGGAGAATGATTATGGATATCAAAGATATGCTGCGTGACAGCGATAAATTAACACGAAAACAACATACTATCTCCCAGCTTTATACATTGCGAAGCCAATATGAGCCAACGTGGAGGATGCTTAGCCGGTATATAAATCCGACAAGGGGCAGGTTTGAAGAAGATATCCAAAGCACAGAAGGGCATAGACGTGATGAATACCTTATAGACCCACATCCCCAAAAAGCAGTTGGTAAATGTGCAGCTGGTATCCACAGTGGGTTGACATCACCGTCAAGGCCTTGGTTTGAGCTTGGTCTGCAAGATGAAGAAAAAGCTAATTACCACGCTGTAAGGATGTGGTTAGATGATTGCCAGGAGATTATGAGCAGCATTTATTCTAAGAGTAATGCTTATAATATGCTGCAGCAGATTGAGGCTGAAATGGCTCAATTTGGTACAGGGGCTTCTCTGATGCTGGAAGACTACAATTATGGCATATGGATGAGGCCGTACACCTGCGGTGAATATGCTGGCGGTGTAGATGCAAGGGGAAGAGTTTATACGTTCGCTAGACGCTTCAGATTAAGCGCAGACCAAATCGTTAAAGAATATGGTATTGATAACGTATCGGAAAGCGTGAAATCTGCTTATAATGACGGAAATATCACAACATACTTTGATATTGAAATGCTTATAGAGCGTAATGATGATTATGATCCTAACAAATTGGCTTTAGGCAATTTCCCCTGGCGCTCATATCACTATGAAAAAGGTGCTAATGACAAATTCCTGAAGATATCAGGGTTTAGGGAATGCCCGTTCCTCATGCCGCGCTGGACCTTGATTGCAAATGGTGTATATGGCTCTGGACCTGGACATAATGCTTTGGGCGATTGTATGCAGCTACAGAAGATTGAGAAGAATAAACTTAGGGCTATTGATAATGCTGCAGATCCGGCGATGGCATTTCCTGCTTCAATGAAGAAGCTTGACAGAATGCCAGGAGGACTAAATTTTTATCCTGACGGAACTGTACAGCAGGCTTATCCACTTGTAGACCCAAGAGCAAAGGCTTATGAAGGCATAGGAGCCTTGTCTCTGGAGAAACGGCAGTCGATATCTGAAACGTTCTATAATGATTTGTTTATGATGATTACATCTCAGGACGGACCTCAAATGACTGCGCGTGAGATTGCAGAGCGGCATGAAGAAAAGCTCCTGATGTTGTCCCCGGTACTTGAGCAAATGCACAATGAGGTTTTAGAACCTATGACGCTTCGCACTTTTGATATTTGCTTGAGACATGGGTTGTTTCCGCCTATGCCGGAGGAAATTGACAAAAGCGAATTAAAAGTATCCTTTATTTCTATCTTGGCCCAAGCCCAGAAAATGGTTGAAATACCTGCTATTGAGCGTACGGTTGGATTTGTTGGTAATCTTGCTGCTGCTCAGCCTGAAGTGCTTGATATCATCAATCTTGATGAAGCTGTACGAGGTTTCGCAGAATCTACCGGTGTCAAAGAAAAGATAGTGCGTGATGAAAACGAAGTAGCTGAACTTCGCAAACAACGTGCTCAGGCACAGCAGGAACAAATGCAAGCTGAACAGATGGCTGCTGCTGCGCCTGCTGTTAGGGATTATGCTGATGCGGCCAGGTTGATGAGTGAAACACCTGCTAATGGTGGCAATGCATTAGATCAATTGCTGGGAGGCGGGATTTAATGAAAAATAAAAAAATGAATATGCTTGCACAACAAGCGCTGGACGACTTGGACGTTATTATGCGGACCGAGAACGGACGGCGTTTTATTTATGCCATTTTGGAAAGCACAGAGGTCGAAACAGCGGTTTTTTCAGCTGAGCCATACTTTAATGCTTTCTTATCAGGTAAACGTGCTGTAGGCGTTGATTTGTTAAAGAATATCCGGATGCTGAACGATGGGCATTCTTTAGAGATGCTGATGCGTAATGAAGCAGAGAGCGCTAGACACCCTCCTGATTTAGAAGATGATGACCTTTTTAAAGTAGATAACGACATAGCGGAGGTAAGACATGAATAAGTTTACACAAATGTTTTTTGAAGCAGATGGTGCTGGTGGAGGCGGTGACTCTGCTCCTTCTGGTGACCCGTTTGTAACAGAACCTGCTCCGGAAGTTGAGCCGAGTGGAGAGGCAACGCCTGCAGGTGACGGTGATCCTGTAACTACACCTAAAAATGTATTTGATGATCCTGTGCAAGAGCCTGTTGTTCCTGACAAATATGAGTTCAACCTACAGGAAGGGCTGGAGCTTTCGCCAGAACTGGAAGCTGATTTTACAGCGATTGCTAAAGACGCAAAGCTTACTCAGGAGCAGGCTACTAAGCTGATTGATTTGCATAGCAAAGTAGTTTTAGACGTTATGCATAAGCAGGAGGAAATTGTAGACGGTTGGACTGCTGAATGTCAAAAGCAGGGGCTTATTTCTCGTGAGAACATTGCTGCTGCTAAATTAGCTGTTAATACTTTTGGCGGTGGTGAGGCTATGCAGGTACTTGTAAATACAGGTGTAGCCAATCATCCGGCAATACAAAAAATGCTGCAAAACATTGGAGGCTTGCTTATGGAAGACCAACCGCCTGATGGGCAAGCACCTAAATCTAAGGAACTGGGCGACGCCGAGTTGTTTTTCCCCGGCGGCGGGTTCAAATAAAAATATTAAGGAGTGGTAAATAATGCCAGATTTGACAGGTTTCGCAACCCTTCAAGACTTTGCGTCTCGTCAAGGGTTCGACAAAAAGTATCAAAGAATTATTGAACTGCAAAGCAAAACAAATAAGATTTTAAAAATTATGCCGTTCAAAATGTGTAACTCTAAGGACTATGAGGAAGCTACATTGCGTTATTCTCTGCCGGAAGTAGCGTGGAGAATGATTAACCGCGGGACTAAGCCGAGCAAGTCTAAAACTAAGCAAGTATCTTTTACTTGCGGTGAGATGGAAGCGCTGGCTGAAATCGACGAAAAGCTTGCACGAAAGAATAATATGCAGGCTTCTTGGATGATGAGTGAGAATGCTGCTTTTCTTGAAGCAATGAACCAAGAAATGGCGACTATGCTTTTCTATGGCGATGAGAAGATCAACCCTGCAGGATTCACTGGTTTAGGCGCTTATTTTTACAGTAAGACCAATCAGGAAGATATTTGGGCAGACCAAATCATTGATTGCGGCGGCACAGGTGATAATCTGACTTCTGTATGGTTTGTAGGCTTTGGAGAGCAGCAGGTATACGGCTTGTTCCCAGAAGGCGATACAGCAGGTTTTACGCATGAATATTTGGGTAAACAAAAAGTAACAAATGATAAAGGCGAGGTATTCTTTGCTCATACCAATAAATATAATTGGTCCATGGGCCTTGCGGTTAAAGATCCTCGTTATGTTGTGCGTTTGGCCAATGTTGATTTAAAAGATCCTGCTACTACTACAATCTTCGACAAATTGATCGAGGGTTATTATCAGATTGAAAATCCTGATAATGTCAATTTGCAGATCTTCTGTAATAAACAGTTTGAGGCTTTTATGGCTAAGGCTGCACGTAATGACAAAAATACTATGCTGTCTATTGATACAGTTGAAGGAAAACCTGTTGTTAATTTCTGGGGCGTTCCGTTCCAGCGTTGCGCAGCTATTCTGAATACTGAATCTCAGCTTGTTTAAAAAGGAGGAATATAAAATGGCACGTATTGATGCTCAATTATTGCTGTCTGAGAATCAGGCCGTTACCGGCGCAAGCGCAAACAGCAATGTTATTGATTTAGGAAGTACAGGCGGGTTTATGCATCCGCTGTACTTTGACGTAAAACTGACCACACCAATGACTTCCGGCAAGATTACTAAGGTTAAAGTACAATCTTCTGCAACTGAGGGATTTGATAGTCCTGCTGATGAGGTTGAGGTAAGTGTACCTGATTCTCTGATTCAAACAAGGGCTTGTACTGTGGCACAATTCTTTTCTCCAATCAAATATGGTAATCGTTATATTAGATTGGTTTACACAGCTAGTGAGGCTGTGGGCGGTAAGGTCTTTGCTTATATGACTGACGGCATTCAGGTAACTTTATAATGGCTACTTACAAAGTAAAGCGTAATTGTTTTACTTTGGGTCGTATGTATAGGCGTGATGATATTGTAACGCTTGCAGATAATATTAAGGTTCCTGAACATTTTGTGAAACTTAATAGACCAGCAGCAGTATCTTCCGGTAATGACGATCCGCGTTATCTCCAATATGAAGCAATGAACTTTAATGATTTAAAAGAATTAGCCAAAGAACAGGGAATAAAAACAAGTCAGAAATCCAGGGAAGCTATTATTAATGAATTAGTGGCACTGGCGCAAGATTAAATCAGCCGGGGGCATATGTCCCCGGCTTTCTTTATAACAGAGGTGAAATTATGGATAAGGTTGAGATTTGTAATATTGCACTTAATCATATAGGCGTAGCTACAATAGAACGATTTGACGAAGCCAGCGAGCCGGCACGAGTATGCCGTCGCTGCTATGACTATGTTAGACAGGCCGTGTTAAGGAAATTCCCCTGGACATTTGCTACAAGAAGTGTACAGTTAGCTGCTCTTCAAGATGTGCCGCCTAACTGGAAGTATGCATATCGTTATCCTGCTGATGCAGTATGCCTGAGAATGATGTATAATGAACATTTTTGTGGCTTGCCGAGGGATAACCAATATAAAATCGTTTCGGATAAACAGGGGAAAGCTATTTATACTAATATCGGCAATGCCTGGATTGAATACACTGTAGATGTTACCGACGCAGATTTATATGATGCTCAATTTGTAGAGGCATTTGGTTGGAAGCTCGCTGCAGAAATTGCTTATGCGTTGACTGGCAAATTGGATTTAACGCAGATGTGTATCCAGGCTTATAACGCTTATTTTGCAGAAGCCAGCTCTACTGACGCTGATGAAGAAAATTTGCTGGATCCGCACATTGACAGATTAGCGGCAGCAAGATTTACGGGGGCATAATTATGGCACTCTATCAATTAAAATCAAGTTTTGCCGGCGGTGAATTGTCGCCGTCTATGTATGGACGTACTGATATTGCTAAATATGACAGCGGAGCTGCTGTTTTAAGAAATTTTTTCGTTCTGCGTTATGGTGGCGCTGCTAATAGACCGGGCTTTAAGTTCATCGCGCAGACTTATAATAATAAAAAGGCTGTGCTAATACCATTTATGTACAGCACAGATCAAAATTATATTGTTGAAATTACTGCTGGCAGATGCCAGTTTTATACAGATGGTGGTATTGTTGTTAAAGAAGATGGCACACCATATAGCATAGAAAACTTTTTTACTGATAAAGATTTAGAAGATGCCGCAAAAATAAAATATACACAGAGCGCTGATGTTCTTTTCATTGTTCATCCTGAACATGCGCCAATGACACTTGCAAGATATGGCAGTTTAGACTGGCGGTTTGAGACAATGGATATTACAGGTGGACCGTTTGATTTATCTAATTATAGTGGGTCAAGTGTAATAACTAAAACTTTAAAGTGGTCAGCACCAGGGAAATATACACTTAATATTTCTGATAAAACAACTACAATGAGATTAATTGTTGCTGGTGGTGGCGGTGGTGGGGGTGGTTTTTCTCGTTCTACAGGCGGGACTAATGCAGGCGGAGGAACAGGCGGTAGAGGTGCTTTGATTATAAAAGATGTTTCGGTGGTTCCAAATACATCGCACGAAGTTATAGTGGGTGCAGGTGGTAAGGGTGGAACAGGAACTGTTAGTTATGAAGGAACATGGTCGTCTCCTGGAACTGATGGTGAATCATCATCTGTATTGGGGATTGAAGCTAGAGGTGGCGGGGGCGGCAGCGGCGCACTTGGAGGAAGAACTGGCAGTGATGATTCACATGATGTCGTATATGGAACTGATGGTATTTCTTATGGAGACGGTGGAGCAGGTGGTGTTACAGGCAGTAAAGGAACAGGGGAAACTTTAAATGGTAAAAATGGTTCGCCGGGGTGGGTTATAGTTGAGTATGGTTTTCCTATTGGTGATAATACTACAGTAAAAGCTTCTGATGTTTATGGAGATATAACTGTAACTTCTACCTCTAGTATTTTTTCAGAAAGTGATAAAGGACAACTTTTTGCCCTAACTCATTTTTTAAAAACAGACTACAAAAAGGGGATTCCAAGTAATAATGGAGAAAATTTACAGGTTAGTGTATTGCCAAAATCTAATGTCTATGTAGAGAGTTTCGGATTTTGGAATGGTAATTTTAGTTTGGAAAAATATGATCCTGTTTCTTTAAAATGGGTGAACATAAGAACACAAAGCGGGAACAGAAGCCAGAATTATAGCTTGACTGAGGAGAACACGTCTGAAAGTATTGCTAACTACAGAGTTACTTCTACTGAATTTAATACAGACGTTTGGAGCGGTGAAAATGAGAAGCAGAGAGGCTATATAACCATTCAAAGCATCGGGGGAGATTATACGGGGCATGTATTGATTACTGAATATGTTAGCCCTACAGTAGTGAAAGGGACTGTAAAAAAACAGTTGGCTTCTACAGATGAAACCCGTGATTTTGCTTTTGCTGCTTGGAATGGTGAAAAAGGGTATCCTTCTGCAACAGGCTTTTATGAAGACAGGTTAGTCTTTGCGGGAAGTAAAGGATTTCCGCAGACATTCTGGACAAGCAAAACAGGAGACTATTATAACTTTGGAACAAGCATACCGTCTGCCGATGATGATGGAATTACGGCCACTTTAAACGGTGGACAAATGAATGGCATTAAGGCAATTATAGCTTTTGGTGAAATGCTGCTGTTAACAGCCGGCGGAGAATTTAAAGTAAGCGGCGGAGGTAAAGCCATTACAGGAAGTAATGTTTTAAGTCAACCGCAGGAATATAGAGGTGTGTCAGATGTTAATCCTGTCACTATCGGCAGCAGGATTATTTATGTGCAGCACCAGGGCAATATCATACGTGACCTTGCTTACAGCTATGATGTTGATAAATATACCGGTGATGATTTAAATTTATTAGCTTCGCACTTGTTTGAAGGGCATAAAATAATATCTATGACCTATCAGCAGATACCTAACAGTATTGTTTGGTGTGTGCGTGATGATGGTTTGCTGTTAGGGCTTACCTACATAAAGGAACAGGATATCTACGCATGGCACCAGCATACCACGGCAGGCGGGAAGTTTGTTAGTGTATGTAATATTGGAGGAGCAACAGAAGATAAGTTATATGCAGTAATTGAGCGCGGCGGGCAGTATTATGTGGAAATAATGGAAAGCCGTGATAAAAGTACTAATGTAGAGGATCAGTTTTTCGTAGACAGTGGTATAACCTATGAAGGAGAGCCGACCGATGAAATATCAGGGCTTGAACATTTAGAAGGGTATACTGTGGCTATATTGGCTGATGGAAACGTACTTCCTCAGCAAACTGTAGAAAACGGTAAGGTTCTTCTTGGAAATAAATACAAGAAGGTCCATGTAGGGCTACCTATAGATGCGGAAATAAAAACACTGCCTATAGATTTTACAGCTCAAGATGGCACATATTTAAGTCGGAAGAAACGAATTGCTGCAGTTACATTATTACTTAAAGATAGCCGTGGTGGATTATTTGGAATGAAGGAGAATGAGTTAGATGAATTTAAATGGCGCAGTAATGAAGCCTATGGGGAACCGATTGGTTTGCAAACAGGTAAGTTTAAAGTAACGATCAAGTCTGCTACTTATGATGAAACTCAGCAGATAATAATTAAACAGCCTGATCCGCTGCCGATGACTGTATTATCTTTGATTCCGGAAATAGAAGGATAAGGTGTATTATGGCAAAGTATGAATTTGTAAAGCCCACAAGGGCAGATGCTGAGTATATAGCGGCTAATCTTAAGACAGATAATTACCGTGAACTATTTTGTGCTATTGGTCCTAACGCTCTTGATGATATTTTAGATGGATTGAAGCACAGTGATGAAATCGGCTGCCTGCATATCAACGGCGTACCCGCTGCTGTATATGGAGTGAGAAAAGCTTCGATAATGAGCGACGAGGGTCGCGTATGGCTGCTTATGACGAAGGAAACGGAGAACCATAAGGTATTTGTCGGAAGGCAGACTAAAAAGGCTGTAAGAGGGCTTTTAAAGAGATACGACAGGTTATATAACTGGGTCAATGTTGGAAATGATAATATAATGCGTTGGCTTAAATGGCTTGGCGCAGAAATACATGAACCAGCGCCGCATGGAGTTTATAATCTGCCGCATCACTTTTTTGAGTTTAGAAAGGATGATGAATAATGGGCGTAGCGGCAACAATAGGCGCCACTCTTTTGGGTGGCTTTATTTCGGGCAGAGCGCAGCAGCAGCAATATAACGCTGCCGCTCAACAGGCAGAGGTAAATGCTCAGATAGCGAATCAGAACGCAGATAAACTGCAGGCACAGGCTGAAGAACAGTCTAAGTCAAATACTATCAACGAAGAAAACAAACGCCGTCGTATGAACGCTATGTTAAGCCAGCAGAGGGCTAATATAGGTGCTTCCGGTATAACAGCTTCAGGCAGTGCGGCAAACGCTTTAGCTGACAGTGCGTATAATATGGAAACAGAGCTTGCTATCGAACGCTATAATTCAAGGCAAGGCGTTGAGAATATTTTTCAGCAGTCTACTGACCTTGTTAATCAACGTGATATCTATAATCAAAATGCACGCAATTACCGTAAAGCCGGTAAGCGTGCACTTATGAATAATATGCTTATGAGTGGGTTATCCCTTGCAGGTAGTTTATACAGTCCTAAGAGCGCAGGAAAGCAAGGTGTTTCCTCGTATGGAAAAGGAAGTGACGGGTATGGATGGGGTAATAGTGGTAATATATCTTTAGGCGGTTATGATTCTAGTAAGTGGAAAACTACTTATGGTACAAGCACAGGTTATAACTGGATTTAAGAAAAGAGTACCAAGAGAGTGGGAAGAGAGTGTTGCATTAGTACGAAATGTATTATATAATAAACAAAAAGAGATAGCTTGATATTGGCGTGTCAGCTCTCTCCTGAATAAGTTAAAACTTGAAGAAAAGGCCGACTACACCGTTAGTGGGTCTTTTGTCTTATATAAGTAAAATTATTTACTTTTAGACAAAATGATAGCAACGAGTGTACCAAAGGTTACCATCAAAGATAATGCTTCGTATACAGTCATGCTATCACCTCCCTTGACAGGGAGAGAATCCGACTATCAAACTATCTCGGACATCATTATAACACACCTTTAAGCGCTTAACAATTTGTTAAAGCGCTTTTTCTATACCCAAAAGGAGGCTAGAATATGGCAATCGACATTTTCCAAGTAGGGGCGCAGTTAGGAGCGCCGGCAGGTAAAGTATCTAATGTCCGCTATGATAACAGCGGTCAGCAGGCTGTTGCAAGAGAATCATCTCAGACCGGTAGAATTATTCAGGCCGGTGTTGAGCATGTAAGAGAGCAGATCATAAGAACCGATGTTCTGCAGGCTAATAATGAGTATGTAAAACGTACTAACGATCTAAGAATGCAGTTGATGCAGAAAAAAGAAAAAGGCGCTCTTGACATTGTCGGTGAGTATGAAGCTGGCGAAAGAAAGATACGCAGCGAGCTTATGGCTCAAAGTCCTCAAAGCGTAAAGTACGGCAAAGGTGCTATGTTATTTGATTACAGCACCCAGCAAACTGATAATGCTAATCGCAGGGTTTTGGGGCAATACAGAGCGCAGCAGTTTGAAGCTTGGCAGAATACTACTTTTGCTAATTCTATAAATAGTTCTGTTCAAAAGGCTGTTTTATCTCCTAATGACCCTGCAGTTATAGCCGATGTACAAAAAGAAATTGATTACGCCATAAATTCCAGATATGGAACATATGGAAGAGAAAGGCTTGATTTAGAGTATAGAAAATGGACTGGAGTATTAGGTCAGGCGTTGATAGACAGAAGTTATGCTAATGGCGATATAAATACGGCCGAAGCTTATGTTGAAAAATATGGTCCTTATATGGATCCGGGCGTAACGAGTGCCTATGCTAAAAATGTTTATGCTCGTAAACAAGAAGAACGGCTGTTTAACATGGGACAGAACCTTTATGCTACTTTTGGTGAGGATGAAGGCGCTGCACGTGATTATATCTTTGGCGATAATTTTAAAACAGAGGTTGATGGTAAGGCGATTGTAAAAGCAGCTAGTGCAGATATAGGTAATAATTATGGTGAGAATACTTGCACTATTAGTATCAATAAATGGTTGAGATCTGCTGGAGCTAAAGAAGGAAATACGTGGGCGCCAACCAATATGGAAGATGCAAAGGACAATGGAGTATTTTTTACCCAACGGAATCAGCTTCGAAATGGTGATATTGTTTATTGGGATTGGGAAGATAATGACGACAGCGATCATGTAGGGGTTTATGATGCTTCTACAGGAAAAGTAATTCAAAGCGGTACGCATGGAGTTGCTGCTTTGGATTTAGATCATTATAAAGTTTTAGGTTTTGCTCATCCGATAAGCGATGCGCCTACGTTGGAAGATAGGCAGAAGGCCTGGAACAATTATGTGCAACAGAAAAATATTAATGATGCTATTAAAGCTAATCAGCAAAATATGATCATAAAAAATATAGAACAAAGATTATGGGACAATTTTAAAACAGGTATTATTGATTCGCAGGATATGAGAAATATGGTTTTTAGTGCTTCTGGTGGAGATGCAGATGTAGAACGGACGCTATTAAAATTCGGTGATGATTTAATAGGCATTCAGACAAAAGCTGCCGCTGCGGTATCTAATAGTGGCATTTATAAATCAATCAAGGATGCAATTACGAATAGCACTGTAACACCAGCCGAAGCAGTATCATTAATCAACCAAAACGCAACAGTCTTGGGTGAAGCAGATAGAAGCAGGTTATTGGCTTTTGCTAGAAATCAAGATCCAAGAAATAAGGATGTTGATAAACGTTTAGCTATTATAATTGATGAAACTATTGATGATAAAGTGGAACGCGGAGATTTGCAGGCTTTTCTGGATAATGCATTGCAAGATATTACTGACCCTGATGCAAGATTTGCGACAGGGAACGAAGTTCTAAAAGAGGCGTTTAAAAATCGTGCTATTTATAAAAGTTTTAACAGTAAGCAACTTGAATGGGGCTCTTTAAAGAGTAGCCTTTCACCTAATCTTTCCCCTTATATAGATATTTATCAAAAACGTAACGGCAATAATATTGATTTGGGAAGTGCAAAAACATTTTTTGGAGCTATAAACCCTAATGATTTATATCAAGTATCGGCATTGAAAAAAGTTACAGAAGAAAATAGGCCTATGGATATCCAGGAGCTCAATAAGCAGATTGCTGCTATAGCTTTGAGCAATGGTGTAGATGCAGCTCCGCATTTACTGGAGATGCCACAGCAGAATGAAACCGCAGTACAGCAAAATGAAAGTGCTCCCTGGTTCAGTGATTGGGGAGCCAGTGAGCGTACTGGTTTAGCGGCAATGAATTTCAGTGATGCTATTGAATCTATCAAACAACGTCACTTAGCGGCATTAAGAGGAGAAATTAACGAGGAGTGGTAATATGGCAAGGTCTGTATTGTACGATGTAGCAGCGGCAGGAAAGTTTATACCAGACGATTTAAAGACTAAAGCATTACAAGGAGCTAATGCAAATAATATATCGCTTCAAATGGCAGCTCGTAATCCTGATTATTATTTACCTAAAAACTTTGATTATGACTGGAATAAATATGAGAAGATCGCACCGAGAACAGCAGAGGCGTTAAAAGACCCTGTGCTTATGAGCATTGCCGGTACTAAAGCTGCAGAATTTTGGGGCGAGCAAGAAAATAACTGGAAAAGTATTACAGCGCTAAAAAATGGTTTTAAGAATGTTGCTCGCAGCGGTTATGGTGCAGTTGCACTGCTTGCTGATTTGGGTGCAGATAAAAAAGATGTTGACTTGACAACGGAATCCAAGGTTTTTAGCGCAGATACAATAGGACGGCTTTTGTATGCTGTCGGTGGAGATAAGCTAAAAACTATTGGTACTGAAGCTAAACGCATTGGTGGCAGTGAAATATTTAAGCCGGAAGAAGTAAAGGCTGAAACTGCGGCAGGCCAGTTTTATTATGACTTACTGCAGAATGCACCACAATTAGCGGCACAGGTCGGCGTTGCAATCAGTACAGGCGGCTGGAGTGCTGCTGCTTTTATGGGCAGTCAGATTGCAGGCGGCCAATATTTAGATCTTACTGAAGCTGGGGTATCTAATGACAGAGCCAGAGCTGCGGCGTCTTTAAACGCTGTTGCACAGTCTGCTCTTGAAAAAGTGGGCTTGGGCAAAGTCATGGGAGCAGGAGCAAGAGCCGCTAAAATCGCAACTATGGGCGGTAAGGCCAAAGAAGTTTTTAAAACTGCATTGACAGAAGGCATTACTGAATGGATTCAGGAATACCCGGATGCTGCTGCTGAAATATGGGCTAAAAATGCGAATCTTTCCACTCAAGAGCAAATACTTAAATTTTATCAGGAATTTGGAGAAATCACTAAAAGAGGCGCTTATTCCGGTGCTATTGGTGCGGTGTTTGGTGGTCTTGGAGGTTCGGTAAGCATTGCCGTAGACCGTAATGCAAATAGAGTTATGCAGGAGCAGGCTGTACGTACTGCGGAAACGATGAAAAACAGTAAGGACGTAGATATTACCGCCAGCAAACTAGTACTGAACCAAACGACAGAAGAAAAGGCTTATGTAGATGCTGAAACCCTTTTTACATATGCGCAGGCAAATCCTAACCTGGATGTAAAAGATACCTTTGGTATAGAGGTTTCTGAACTGCAGGCGGCTGCTGTTCGTGGTGAGGATATTGAAATGCCAATGGGTACGTATTGTGCGGCAGAGGCTCAAAATCCTGGCTTTTTCCAGGCTGTAAGCAATAACGTAGCTTTTGAACAGGGCGGTTATACAGAAGAACGTGCCAGAAATAAAAAAGCTCTCCAAAGCGCTTATAAAAAAGCGTTGGAGAACGACGAGGAATTTAGAACTGCAGTTGATACTTTTAGAAATGAATTGACCGAAGCGGGACTAAATCAAAAGGAAACAGGTGACGTCCTGGCTATTTTAACCAGCCGTGCTATGATTGCTAATCCTGATGACCCTATGCAGTATTTCAGAGATAACCCTTTAAGCTTCAAACGAGTTGTCAGCACTCCTAATGGCCGGTATATGCAAACTAAAAGTGCTAACGAAAAATTGCTTGAGGATGAAAATAACTTTTCTGGTATCGTAGATGAATATAAAGCCGGTACGTTGAACGAAACGAAACCATATAAGGTAATGACTACGCCGCTTGCGATAAACCTTGCAGGCGGTAAAATTTTGCCTGTAACTATTGACGGTGGCAGGATCAACCATATTTTTGAAAAACACTTTGATGGTATGACACCGGACCTTTTGAAACAATTACCACGGGCATTTGCTGATCCTATAATGGTATTAGATTCTTATTCAGGGCGGAAGGTGGTAGTGCTGGATTTGAAAGATGCGCAAGGCTCTACTATCATTGTTCCACTTGATCTTGATGTAAGCCGTGACCGTTATAAAGTAAATGCCATTAACAGCGCTTATGGTAAAGGCGGTGCTAATGGCACAAATTATAATTGGTTTATTGAGCATAATATCAAAAAAGGCAGAGTTGCATATGTAAACAAAGAAAAAACCGCCAAGTGGTTACAGTCTGATAGTAGCGATTCCGCTATCAAAGGCACCGACCTTGACGGTTTTCTTAATAATAGTATACCAGATGAAAATGCACTTCGCAAGAGACGAGAAGAAATGCAGGGATACTACCAGGCCGAAGGGAAAACTAAAGGCGCTATCACCTGGGACGAAGAAGGCAAAGCAATTATCAGCCTGTTTGAAGGTGCTGATATGAGCACTGTTATTCATGAAGCTGTCGGACATTACTTTATTGAGAATCTCATACGTGAAGGGGCTCTCCCTAATGCTACAGAGCAGATGAAAAAAGACCGTCAGACTATGCTTGATTATGCAGGTGTAACTAAAGACTGGGATAGCTTGTCGCAGGAAGAAAAAACAGCAGCACATGAACGCTGGGCAGAGGCCGCAGAAACTTATATGCTTGAAGGCAAGGCGCCCTCAAAAGAGCTGCAGCCGGTATTTAACAGATTCAAAAAATGGCTGCTTGCTGTTTATAACGCCGTTTTTTCGGATAAGCGCAGTAAAAATGCTGTTCCAATCAACGATGAAGTAAGGCAGGTTTTTGACAGGATGCTGGCAAGTGAAGAGCAAATATCAGAAATGGAGCGTATTGACGGTTATTTTTCTGCTTTGCCAGATGTTGTGTTAGATGCACTTTCAGAACCACGTAAGCAAATGCTGCGTAATTTTGCTGCTAAAGCTCACGATAAGGCAGTACAGTTATTAACAAAAGAAAGCCTTGTTAATTTCAATCAGGAGCGTAAAGACCGAATTCAAAAATATCGTGAAGATGTAGAGCCGCAGGTCAAAGAAGCGATTGCAAAACAGCCGTTATATATGGCTTCGGAGCAGATACTTGATATTGCATCTGATTTAAAAACAGCTAAGGGCGTAGCTAACAGATATTTAGAAGGTAATTTTGATGAAAGTAAAATGGCAACTTTTGATATGATCGCTGAAGCTAATGGTTTTACGTCCGGTGACGAGCTGGCTAAAACGATTATATCAGAACCATCTTTTAATGGTGCGGTTAACAGACATATTGATGAAATGGTGCAAGACGCCTTCCCTGATATTTACAAAGAGAGAGGGCTTGCTGAAGAAGCTGCACGTGATGCTATGTATAATGACGAGAGCGGTCTTTTGATAAATACAGAAGCACAGCTTATTGAGGATAAAGCACAAGGTTTGTTGAAGGGTCAGCGTGATGCTGAAACTCTTAGAAAACTTGCTGTTGCACGCAAGCAAACAGCTAAAATCCAGGCACAGATGGACCTGCAGAATAGAGTAAAATTAAAGGAGGCGTTGAATACCCAAAAGTATATTACTGCAGAAAGAAACGCTGCGGCTAAAGCTGCTGTGGCATTGGAAAATGATGATTATTCTGCTGCGGTCCGATATAAAAACGTCCAGGCGTTTAATCATGCTTGTGTAGTTGAAAGCGTAAGACTGCGTAATCAGTATGCTAAGTGGCAGAATTATTTCAGGAAGCAGGCTAAAGCTAAAAGGGAAACGTGGGGTAATGAAAGAAACTTTATTCAAGCAGCAACAATTATGGAAAGGTTCGGTTATAAGCGTAAAGATTATTCTGATTTTGAAAAGACAGAAACTTTATCAGACTATCTGAATGATATGGATGATCTTTATGACAATGTTGCAGTTGCTGATTGGATAATGGATGAGGATGTTAGCATTACAAATCCTCGTGAACGTATGACGGCAAGCCAGCTTGAAGATATAGTAAATGCGCTTAAAAATATCAAAGCGATCGCTAAACAGGAAATGAGTATCAATGCTTTACAGAAAGGTGCTACCTATGCTGAATTTAAAGCTGAAGCACAGGAAACACTTAATAAGCTGAAAACTATCTGGAAACCGCAGGTTGGCGTTGCACAGCAGCCTACAGTAATGGAGAAGCTAAAAGCATCTTTACGCAGTACGGACAATCTTTTTGAAATGATGGACGACTGGCAGTATGGATTTTTCAGCAAACATTTTGGCGCAGCTATTCGAGAAGCGGCCGATAATGAAACAAGAAAAATTTTAGAATATGAGGAAAAAACAGCGCAGGCTTACAGGGAATGGCTGCCGGATAAAGCTGCAGAAAAGGCAGCCGATTATCAGGAAAAATATGACGAGCTAGGTACTTCTGTAGATAAGCACGTTTTATTAAAAATGCTTATGAATTTAGGAAACGAGAGCAGTGCCAGAGTATTGTGCAGCACTAGACCGGTAGGTTTTGAAAATTCTGCTTTGTGGGTAGATGGCGATATCGTACAGACTAAAATCAATTTGATTGACTTCTTAGGGCGTAATCTTACTGAAGCGGATATAAAATATGCACAGGATAAGATAGACATTGCAGAGATGTACTGGTCTGAAATGGAAGCTCTTGAAACTCGTTGGACAGGTTTTAGTCCTAAGAAAGTAGAAGCGTCGCCTGTAGAGTTGACGTTATCAGATGGCAAGACTGTTGTTATGCGTGGCGGTTATTTCCCACTGATGCGTGACGGTGATACTGGTTCTAAACACGCTGGGCAAGAAGTTATTTCTGATACTGACCCCAGACAAGGCCGCAATATTAGAACAATGAGCACCAGACGAGGCCATTTAAAAGAACGTGTTAAGGCTAAATATCCTGTTAATCTAAAACGTGGAGCAGAGTTTAATGTTGCTATGGATGCGATACATGATCTGTGTTTCCGTGAGGTTATGGGCGATTTCCGCAAAATTATGAACGATCAGGAAATGTATACTCTGATTAAAGAAAAATTAGGCCTGGCCGATTTCTCCGCCTTTAAAGAATATCTTGAACGTGCGGCAAATCCTCAAGGTACTAACAGCGGTTCTGTTGGTGAAAGCTGGATGGGCAGTGTTGCTAACTGGCTTAGGGCTCGTACTGTAAATGCTGCTATTATGCTTAATCTTAAAACTGCCGTTCAGAACTTGGGTAATCCCTTGCTTTATGGTAATGCTGTAGATGGTTTTGGATATAGTGATGTCGTTGCCGCTGTGAGCAATTACAGTATGAATATGCAGCTTGCAGAGGGCTATAAATCGGCTAAGGAATTTGTTTACAGTAAATCCCCTTGGATGAAAGAAAGGTCTGTGCTTCCTGATATTTCCCTGCGGGATATGAAAGAAATGGAAAGCCTGAATCCTATAGAAAAGAAAGCTGTTGAATTTGGCACAAGATTGCTGGTCGCTACTGATAATCTTTCTGCTATTCCAGTATGGATGCAGGCGTATGGCAAGAAAATCAGGGCTGGTGCAGGCGAAGCAGAAGCTGTGGACTTTGCCAATACGGTTATTAGACGTACACTTGGCAGCAGCAGAGTTACGGAGGTTGCACCGCTTTTGCGTGGCGGACCTATGCTTAAACTGTTTACTACCTTCCAAGGCTTCTTCAATACACAATATAATCAGTGGGCCAGAGAGTATAATATCTTCTTAAAAGAAAAAGACATAATGCGTCTTACTTCGTTTGTAGGAGCTAAGTTTGTAATGTTTGCTTTTATAAACTTGATGTTGTCGGCCGAAGATCCATTTGAAGAAGATAAGGATGAATATCAAAAGATATCAAAAGAACTGCTTACTTATCCTATGAGTTTAGCCGGACCGGTTGGACAGGTTGGTAATGCTATCTGGAGCAGAGCTTTAGGCATGCAGACTTACGGGTATAGAATGACTGCAGTACAAGGCACGATAGAGCAAATGGAACGTGCTGCCGGTAAGGTACAAAAGGTTTACCAGGGCAAAGCAGATTATGACGAATTGGTTGAGCCTACTGCTACATTTGTTGGAACAGCATTAGGTGTGCCTGCACAATTAAACAAATTATTCTTTAACGGATATGATATCTTGTTCAACGGTATGGAGCCGGAATTTGGCGACATCTTTAGACGTCGGCCAAAAAAAGAACGGTAAAATAAAAATACCCCCTCAAATTTGAGGGGGTTATATTTTCGCTTCTTTGTCATTAGAAGCTTCAAAATATTTAAAATCATCATCTAGAAAGGCTTTGTGTAATTTTCTATCCCAAGATTCAACTAATAGGTCAAATGGCGAACTACCCAAGTTTTTGGTTATTACTGGTGGTCTTGAGATAAACATAATTGAAAAATGAGTATTATTTATATCCAAAGAAAAAGTTTTAAGGAATTGGTTTGAGGTATTTTGACCTTTTCCATATATTTTGCT